TTCGGTTTTAACAAGTTGCTCTGGACAAGTCGCTGTGGCGGTGCAGATGGGTGGCTTGCACTCGTCAAGCTCCCAATTCTCAGGGTCTTGACATGGGTATCTGAATCTGTCTTCGCACCCTATCAAACACAGGATTGTCATCAAAAGAATTAGGCTTTTTGTCACGCTTGTCCCTTTCAATCTCTCGGCGCAATTTTTCCACTTTTTCGGTCTGCTGTTTCACTTCTGCTTTTTGAGTCAGAACCTCTACATACAAAAATGCAAGCAAGGGCAACATCAGCGCCACCAATACTACGGCAGATATCCACCCCAAGACACTCATTGCAGTATCCTCGCCTGACTCAGCCACACGAACCATGTCCAGAGGTACAGGATAAGAATAAATGTCAGGACGCTTAGTCCCGCTTTTAGCCTTTGGCTTGCTTCCCTTTGCTGCCGTTGCCATCTTTCCCTCTTCGCTTTCGCTTCTTGCGCCAGCCTTGCCGCCTCCTGTTCAGCGCCAACAATCTCATGCATATCCATGACCTTAGAGTACAGAGCACCTAGTTCCTGTGGGGCGTTCCAGGTCATCGCCATGCGTATATCTTCCACCAATTTGTTCATCTGATCCTGCGCCCTCACACGCTTGATGGCGGCCTCAAAATGATTTTGTGTTGGATCGTAGACTGTTCTGGACTTTTCCTCTTCCTCCCGAATGTGATCTGCGAGCTTCTGCTGGATGTGGAAAAACTGAATTAATTGATCCACGACAGAATTCAAAATCTGCTCTTCATCAGCCGCAACGAATTTCTCTTTCTTCTTTGCGGCTGGCTTGGCTTGTTGTTGGTGTTGTGATGGTGTGGGTTTGCTGGAGAAAAATTGCAACAACTTCTTCCAGAACCCTTGCACCTCTTTGCCGATCTCCATCACCTGATCGGCTGTGGCTTTTATTTCTACAAACTGCGTTTTTGCGGAACGATACAAATCACACCCAGCCTGTATCTGCTTACAGATACCGGCGGCCATAAGGCATAGCGTGATCGGATCAATTTCACGCGCCTATGAGTTTGTTGATAACCGTTCCGACAAAACCTGGTCCGAGCAGCACCGCACCAATCACGATGTAGAGCAGGTACTCAATGCGAGTCATTCGCTTGTCGCTTTCGGTGAAGGCTTTCTCAATGGCGGCATATCTTTCAGCGCAAACAGCTTCATGCACGGCAAACTCCTTTTCTACTTCGTTCATACTGTGCGCTTCCAAATGGCCACAGTAATGTATGGCTGGTAGTTAGCATTTGTGCCACTTGAACCATCACTAGCAACAGTTGTTGCAACTGTAATTCCTGTGGTTGCTATGCTTGTTGTTGTTGTACCTACTTGATATAAACCACCAGTGGCACCATCACCCATTGTTTTAAACGAATATCCAATCGTATGACTGTGACCATTATCTGTAACCACAGAATTTGCAGTGTGTGTATGACTTACAGTGATTGCATCTGCACTACCACCAGTTTCTTCAAGCGCGTCAAACAGCGCGTTGCTTGCGTTATAGCCAACAGGTACTCGTCCAGCGCCAAATGCAGTCCATGTACCGAATCCAAGTAATGTTGCAGGGTTTGTGGTTACAGATGAGTTGTAATATAAAGAGCCAACTGGATATAGCAACTTGCCAACCTCAATCGCAAGATTTGCCATTGTGCCAACGCCTGTACCGCCTTTGGAAACCTTCAGATATGCACCAGTATCAAACAACGCATCAATGGTGTCCATGTCGTTATTGATCTTGGTCCCCCAAGTATCAGAAGACGCTCCTACCTCTGGCTTTGTCAGCAATAGATTTGTCGTTGTGGTATCAGCCATATTTCACCTCAATGTAAAGTTTGCGTCCAAGTTTCAGTGGTGTCAGCCACGGCAGTCCAAATCTCTGATGTGTCATTTTGAGCAGTCCAACTCTCATTGGTGTCTGCAACCTGAGTCCATGTTTCAGCAGTGTCATCCTGACTTGTCCAGACCTCTGCGACATCAGGCTCATTATTCCATTTATATATGGCATTTGCGAACAGTTCGGAATTCGCAGTTATTGTGAAAGATGTAATGGCATAACGCACTGCATTGGCGGTTAATGATGAAACACCATCAATGCTTGATGCCGCGTTATATATTCTGTTGGCATTGGCGCTGATGACAGAAACAGCATTGATCTGAGCCGCGCCAAATGCATATCTCACGCCGCTGGCAGATACCGTACTCACCCCAACAATAGTAGCCCCGCCAAACGCGTATCTGATGGCATAGCAAGATGCCGCGCTGGTGGAGGCAATGGTGGCCGCACCGTCATAGACAACACCTCCAGACAAGCTGGATATAGGCGCTGTTGAGAATGCTGAAAAGCCAAACACTGTTTATCTTTCTATGTTGTTATTCTTGCGGTAAAGGCATAGCCGATTTGATTGCGTCAGCAGTTGTTGCCGCATCAATTGCTGTTTGCATAGCCGCATACTTGTCACGCACTGCTTGCCTTGCCGCTTCTGCCGCTGTTGCTTCAGATGGAATGGTTGCCTTGATGTCCAATGGCGCAAACTCGGCAGACCGTGCTGTGCGTCTAGCATCATGGGCAATGGTCTTGGCTTTGTCAATGTTGATGGTAATCACGCTGTGTACTCCCATGCATTACGAAATGTGCGGTCTGATGGAATGTCAGCAACATCAACGATCTTGTAGGGCTTGCCTTCAGGAACATCCTTGGCGGCAATTTCCTCAATGGTTAAACCGCATTCAGCGGCGGGAATAATAATAGCCACACCGCCATCGTCAGTTGGGTAAATGATTCTTTGATTCATTGTTTGTCCTTATCTAAAAATGGCAACTTGAGCAATATCAGTGTCAAAGTAACCAGCGGATTCATAGGTTACACTCAAACGAACTGAAGCAGTAGTCAGCGTATAAGCCGTCATGTTGTACCCACCTATATTGCCAGCGGCACAGGTTGCGGCATAATTTGCATCAGGCATAGCAGTTGTGAAATTAACTGTGTAATTACCAACACTATTATCAGTAATGCTAGTCACATTACCACTTGCACGAATAGCCACAGTGCCTGTGCCGTTGAAGTTCACCCAAGCACGACAACCATAAGCAGTAGCAACAGAGCCATAACCTGAGTTGAATTGTAGATTAGCACTAGAGTCAAGACGCATAGATTCCACGCCACCCTCAGAGAAAGCAATGGTGTCAGCGGCAGGGAAGAAGATACCTGTGTTTGCATCTGTTCCCCTGATAGCAGGGGTTGCGGCAGAACCGTCAACATCTGACAGTCCATCAGTTCCTGAAAGAATTAGAGTCATAGTGTTTTCTCAGTTGGTGTGGTTTGAGCCGCCTGTGCCTCTGCCAATGCCTGTGCCTCAGCTTGCTGTGCCGTTACTGCCGCATCATGGATGGCTTGTTCTTCAGGTGTGTACTCAACGATTGTGGTCACGCCTGTCTCTACATTTACTACGATTCTGTGTGTCATTTTTTATCCTTCATACATTATGTTGACTGAACCAGCGTCAAAGGTATCAGTGCCATTGACGGTGGTGATGCGTACTCTGTCGAGTGTGCCGCCAAGAGAAATGTTACCGCCACCGCCATATACAACACTTAATCCAGCATCACCACCTGAGTGACTTGATACCCATGTGTTTGTTGTTTGTAGTGCAATCTGCATAATTACATTTCTAGCGTTTACCCCGTTGCCGCCAGCTATACTGAAACCTGTAGATACATTTGATGTAGCTGTTTGTCCAGAAGAACCAAACCAACCCGAAAAACTTGTATATCCAGTTGTTGTAACTGAACCCGAACCAATTTGAACTTGAACAACGGAAGACCCATTGGTTGAAACAGCATTAAACATCACAGTGATTCGCTTTACCCATGATGGGATAGAAGTGAAGTCAATGCTTACACCTGATGTGCTGGCAACAGCAGTCCCCTGCACAATCCTCTGCAACTGCGCCCGAGACGCATTGCTGTCAGTCCCAAAGAATTGACCGTTGTATTCAATGTTGCCAGCGGCTGGTGTACCAATCAGCGTGTCAGAAGTTAAAACAAGTATTGACATGGTTAAACCTTTGGATATTTTGTTTTGACTGCCTGAATTGCGTCTTTCCATGCGTCCATGCCGCCATGAAACAACAAATCAAATTGGTCTGCAAATGATGGGTACTCTGATGCTCGTTTGGCTTTGTATGCGTTTGGGTCAATCCAAGCATTGACTGCATCTAAGTCAATTTCAACTTTGTTCCCTTGTGCATCAAAAGCACCTGTGCCATCATCAACAGAGACAACTTGCGGGTAAAGAGCATATATTGCATCGTGATTCATGCCGCTATCTCCATAAGTGTTATTGTCGATGCGTTGCGGCCATTATTTGCGTTATCTACATCACTTGCGTTTTGGTTTATATAAAGTGTCCCACCAGATTCTACTAAACCTTGAAATTTATAGGTTGTAGATGATGTGGTTGCTGGAGAGTCTAAAAAAGTAATTGAAAATGGACTACGGCCTCTATCTCCATTAATTGTTGCATAAGCAGAAGACCGAGTTCTACTACCAGCCGCATCGCCAACAGAGATTCTTGTTGCCCCACTAAACAATACTGCTTGAGCCATGTAATTTCCATTAGTCACATTTAGAGATAAGCTGCACAGCACTAAAATTTTACTTGTTGCGGAAGTTGGAGTTATGCTTGCGCTTAACCCAGTAATATCAACAAGAGTTGTGCTTGTCGTGGTAAAAACATTGGTTTTGGCAACGCTAACAACTTGCAACACAGTCCCTGCCGTTTTGTTTGTAAGAACAGTTCCAGTTAATGCTGGAAGCGTCAGCGTATTTGTACCAGCAACAGCAGGGGCAGAAATCGTTACCTGTCCTGATGTGTCTCCTGTTAAAACAAGTGATGCCATTTCAATCCTTTAAAGAACAACCCAGCGACTACCGCTGGAAACTGTGACTGATTGACCTGACGCAATAGTGATAGGCCCTGCTGACATTGCTGAAGTGCCTGATTCAATGGTGTAGCTTGTTGCCACTGTTTGGCTATTTACATATAGGCCGTTGCTACCACCAATTGATTTATCCGCAGGCAGCGTGACAAACACATCTTTTGTTCCAGCAGAGAAATTTACAGCAGAGCCAGAATTGCTTGATGCCAGTATGGTTGTCCTAGCCAGCGTTGTGCCTGACAGTGTGTATGTTCCGATACCAACTTCCCACTCAGAGCCGCCTTGTAAGGCTATTGCGTAGTAGGTTGTATTGCTGTTTCCAATAGATGAAAACGATTGAAAGCCAGTAGATGCACCCAATAAGGTGAATGTACCTGTACCTGTTGTTGTTGAGGTTTCTTTGACCCTATCTTTAAGCACCAAGGCCATAATAAAACCTTTAAGTCAATGTAATATCTAAATCGCCAGCAGGAATACGCAAGATGTCGCCATCGTTAATGACTCGGCTGGTGGTCAATGCAGCCCATCCAAGCATTGTTCCTGATGTGATGGCCGTCATAATGGCAATGTGTGTGATCGTTCCCCAATTGCCGCCAGAGGCCGCTGCAAACTCAATGGCAGCGTCATTGGTGCAGTTTGTTGGTGAAGTGCCAGAGACAGACAGCGTGCCTGTAACCACACGCGCATAGCCATTGCCTGACACCTCAGTGCCTCCACCCGCGTCAGATGGCGCGGCAGTGAATAGCCCGATATACCAAGCTGTTGGGCGTGTTACAGAATTGGCGGTAAATAAATAATTCAGCACCAAATTCTCTGTGTAGTCGGTAAATGATGACATCTCTTTCCCTTATCCAAAAGACCTAGCTCGCGCCATCAACGCGCCGCCAGAGGTTGAGCCACGATCATCGGCAATTTGTAACTGTTCAAGCCCAACCTGATACAAGCTAGACCACACTTGGATTCTCGCATCGTCTTGTAGGTAAGGAGCAGCCTGCAACAATGCGCCATACAAATACACATCAGGCGCTTGAGTCAGCAGCCAATTGGTGGCAACAGTCGATGACAACTTTGTCAACTTGGCGTAGTAGACCAGCTCTGCGGTATATGAGCCATCAGGTATAGGCAGAACCCTGATCTGTCCTCCAACAATGGTGAAATACAACGGTTTGCCGCTGGACAAGTAGGTGGTGTTGGAGAGCGAATCCAAGGCATCAATGGTCTGAAATGTCAGATTAGTCACTGGATTTGTGTTGAGTTTCAGTGACTTGGTTTCCAAAAAATCACCAGGCACAGCGCCATACTCTGTATCAATGGTGGCAGTCGCACGCACAATCATTTGGCGGGTGCGTAGCTGTCTCTCAATCTGTGCCTCGGCAAGACTGATGAAGTCAGGAATAACTGAAGTCAGATCAGACCGATTAAGCCAATCGGCCAGCGATGTCTTCAGTTCGGTGTAGGTGGTCAATGCCATTAGACTGCCTCTTTTTCAAGCTGTTCCTTCATCACCCAAGTGTGTTCATGTCGGAATTCAAATGTGCCAATGTGTCCGATTTCTTTCGAGACATCATGGTCAATATACACCTTGAATCCAAGTTCCTGAGCCTTCTTGCAGAAGAACACATCCTCGCCCATGTAGCCGCGAGTCTCATACTGCCAAGGCATATCAAACCACGGCTCAGTCATTCCTTGGAACACTTCGCGCTTGATTAGCATCACGCCAGTGCCAACTGAGCCGATTTCCTCCAAACCAGTGGACTCAGGCATGGTGTAGACCGGCTGACGCTTGCCGTTCTCATCGTAATTCTGCGCCGTTGGACCTGTGGGCATTCTGCGTCTGGCGCAGTTTGTAGCCACGATGTCCACATCATGCGCCAGCAAACGCTGAATCATGTCTTGTGGGAAAGTCATGTCGGAGTCAATGAAAAGGATATGGCTGCAACCCTCACGCATTGCGTCCAGACACAAATCAGCACGCTGGTTTTGAATCAGCGTGCCTTGCAGTATCTTGAGGCTCACAGCGTCAGTGGTGTTGAGCGTGTGATACGCCACCATATTGACCATGCAATAGGTGTAATTGGTGTGGACCATGTCACGCGCTGGCGTGCAGACTGCGATGTATTTCATAGCTGACCTGGCCTCACTCTAAAGAACCTGTTATCGGGATCGTTTAACCATTTCTTCATGTAAACCGGATCATCCAACTTGCCCTCTGTCTTCAACTGAAAGTAGATTGACTCAGGGATGCTGGCAACATGATGCCACTCACCCTTCCAATCTGCTTTGTTGTCGATGGCGGCAAAGTCGCGCTTGTTGGCCTCAATGACGGCAGTCAAGTCCTGCGTTGTCTGAATCGTTGCCTCATCAGTGTCCTCGTTGTAGTGCCAAGTGCGAGTGATCCCCTTCTCAGGGCTTGCATCAAAAAATCGTTTTTCCATATAAGTAAGGGGAGGATTTCTCCTCCCCTTTTTCCTCTCAGTCGATTAAGAAGTAGACAAGTCAGCGCACAGGCCGTGAGCGTTTTCAGCCAAGACTTTATGGCCAAATTCGATCAACAACATACGCTTCTCAGCGTCACCTGTCTTCGCCAACTCAACTTGTTGGTAAGGACGCAGGACGGTCATCTTTGCGTACTCAGGATCGAGTACCCATGCATCGCGCTCGCGCTGGAAGCGGTTAGCGATAACGGCCACATTGCCAAAGTCGCTGACATAGATGTCAACTGCACCGATCAACACGGCAGGCTTTTCGCCACCGTTGATGTTGAAGCGTGAAGATGCAATGCCAGAGAAACCAGACACGCGCTGCTTGTTGACAGGACCAACCATCAGAATCTTTGGTGTGCCGCCTTGTGTCCATACTTTCTGAATCACATTCTTGAGAATGGTTTCAGTAAAAGTACGCACATTACCGTCACTACGCGCATTGTTTGGCAATGTGCTGTAGCTTGGGTCAGCGCCGTTGGTTTGCTTGTCGGTATTGGTCTTGACAAAAGCGCCCAAAGAGGCAGTAGCGCGTGCTGTGGTGGTGTTACCAGCGGCAGCAACTGCACCATTCAAGAATGTGAATTCTTGGTCACGCTTCAACTCAGAGCCGCGCTTGGCGATCTGATAAGCCAATTCAGAACGGCGGCCTGCCTTGTTAACCACTTCTTCAGTGTTTGACAAGACGATGGTTTTGCGTGCGATCTGAGCGTAGTTGGTCAAACGAACAGTTGCGACAACTGAATCGAATGTGCCGACATCATCACCTTCCAACTGAGCATTTGCGGCTGCATCTGCCAATGTGTCGGTCTGCCATTCAAACAAAGTATTTGTAATGGTTTCGCGACCAATGTTGGATTGGTACGGCGTTTCTTCTGGTGCAATATTAGTTATTACATTTGAAAGATCTTCCCGAATGCCTTTAGCACTATAGGTTGTAAATGTGTTACTTACGATAGCCATGGTGTTTCCTTATTTCAAGAGTTTGTAGATTGCATCAGCCGCGTCATCGACACGGCCAGTTTTTGCTAGACGCTGTTGTGCTCGCATCGCTTCTGTGTTGTTGGAGACTCGCCCTGCTGCACCAGGCTTGGCAGGTCTTGGCCCGTTATTGGTCACCGGCTTGATCTGCCCACGCTTGGACATCATCTGGTCATACAGTGCCGCTTTTCGCAGCAATACAACCGCCCTGTGATCAAGAACATTCTTCAGTTCATCAGGTGAGAATCCGGCCTTCTGGCCAAACTGAACAAGCATTGCTTTCTCCGCTGCCGCCTTCTTTGAGTCTTTCCACTCAGGAATGGCGGCCATCAAAGCCTCTTGCTCCTGCTGCAACATCTGATCGTGATATTGCCTCTGCTCTTGCTGTGACAACTCAGAGAGTCGCTGCTTTTCCGATTGGATGGCCGCGTTCTTCTCTTGGTTATCACGCATCATTTCGCGCTGCTTCATCCACTCAATGGGGTCATCCTGATAAAGACGATCCCAATCAATGTTTGGCTGCGCTGCCTGCTGAACCTGTGCCTCTAGAGCACCCAACAAATGAGCGTACTGCTCGCGCTCGGCACGCACTGCCTGCAACTCTGCTTCAGCGTGCTT